TTCGATTCCATACTTTTCTGTTCGATCGTGGTTTGCGTTTACGGTTGGCTCCGTCGCAAACCCCGTTTTCGCAAGGAAGGCACTTTCACGTTTATGAGTGCTTTTGCGAGCGGCATCAAGGCTGGTGCTTTGATTGCTGGCTTTGCGGAATTCGGCCGGAAGCTTGACCCTCGTAATGTCAAAGGTGCAAACCTTGTGGCAGAGCTTGTGGAGCTTTTTGGTCGTGTGTTCAACGATACGCCAAAGGAGGGCCTCCCCGTTGATGAAGACGAGGATGATGGCTTCCTGGATATGGCGCGCAAGATCATTCCTGGAGTGAAGAAACTTTTGACCAAGTACCGTTCACGCATTGCGTACTTTGTCCTCTCTGTTTTGGTTGGCGTGATGCTCTTTGCGTTTTTCCACCACCGTGAGTGGTTTGAGTCGTTTGCTGCCCACGAGGGTCGTGGGTCTGGCAAGGCCAAACGTGGAAACACGAACAAGAAGATGCGTCGGCTGAACAAGGCTACTAAGGGCAAGAAGAAGCACTTCGTGCTCTACGATGCTGCTGACCGTGCGGACATCATGTCGTGTACTTACAATGGTAAGCCGATTGATGCTCCGATGGTTGGGCAGCCGTTTGCGGCTGGACGTTGGGTCATTTTCCGAAAGGATGAGGATGGCAATGTGGTGCAGGATGACTTCTCAGTTGAATCTGTGTCGTGCAACGAGCCTGTGGAGAAGATTGAGCAGAAGCCAACTCTCCCCGTGACTGTCGTTGATGATGTCCCTCCCTTTGTTGTCCCGAAGAAGCCTGTTCCTAAGGAGGTGCAGGCTGCTCGTGTCCCCAAGAAGGATGTGAAGAAGGATATCGTGTGTTTCAAGTGTGGATACACTGGTCACTACGCGAATCTTTGCCAGTGCAAGGAGTTGCCTCGTACCCCTAAGAAGGCTGAGGCACTTGTAGCTGGCTCTACGAAGATGGACTTCAAGTCTCATCGCCAGAACATGGGTCAGGCGATTGCTTCCGACGGGAGCGTCATTGCCCAGATCGTGGTGTCTTGGATTGGGATTCTTGTGAACGCTCATGTGTACAAGGATTGTTCCCACTTCAAGTTTGGAGACAAGGTTGTTGAGAAGACAACGATCGTTCATCGTGATGTTGGTGAAAACCATGATTTGCTTGCGTGCAAGAAGTTTGATGGCTGTCCTGAAGGTTTGAATAAGGCTCGTTTTGCTGAACCCGAACTGAATCAAAAAGTTTGGTTCCTCGCACGTGATGCGATGATTAGCAACGGCATTGTGACCTACATCGGTGATGGCGCAGAAGGACTTGAGTTGCGCACAACCTGCTCTACAGAGGGCGGTGATTGTGGAGGTCTTTACGTCAATACCAATGGACGCGTTGTTGGAGTTCATTTTGCGGCTGGACGGCCCAAGGTTGACAATCGTGCGATCCCTGTTACGGCTCGCATGCTTCAGTTGGTGCCAAAAAACTAACCACGCACATCGGATCTCGATGGTTCGAGATACCGGTGTGCAAACCTCAGCCGCATGTAGTGCCGTTGCAGGTGGTGGGTTATGTTCCGTTCAGGCCCTTAGGCTCTTCTCATTTCCTGCCAGCTCCTTGGCAGGGAGATAGCTCCGACGTGGATTACGTTCCTTGCGCTATGACCATTAAAGCATTACGTCAAAGCTGTGCAAAGGCTGTTGATCCCCTTCTGCCTTACCCGGATTCCAAATTAGCATGGATGTACCAGTATGGTATGCGCTACTTGGCCGGTATATGGCAGGGTGACAACTTTGCTACGGCTCCCGAGGCTATCGGGCGTATGACAATGACAAAAAGTGCGGGTTATCCGTATTACTACGATTGCCAAGATAAATATGAGGCTTTCGTACGTTATGGTCCGGAAATCCAACAGAACGTGAAAAATGTCCTGGCTGGTCAGCAGATGTGGCTCCCCTTCTCGCTGACTTTGAAGGATGAATTGCGGACTGCGGATCGTGTCGCAGCCGAAAAGACAAGAGGTTTCAACGCTTCGGGCGTTGTTCATCTCCAGTGTTCAAAGCAGCTCTTCTCTCGTCAAAATGATAAGCTTGTGGAGACGATGGGTCGCCATCCGATTACAATCGGCGTTGCTGTCCCTGGTCCTCAGTTTGTGAAGACAGTTCTTTCGTTGGGTAACCGACGGAGGTGTTTCTTTGCAGATGGTGATGGCTGTGACCAACGTTTCAATCTTGGGTGTGCGCGAATTATTCGTGATCTCCGCAAAGCCTTTTTAGCTGAAGACTATCATGCTGCTGTTGACATCCTGTATGATGCGGTGTATGCTGGTGACACTATTACAATGGGTGTAGTGTATCGCTTGCTCCACAATAAGTCAGGGTGGGAAAATACTGGCCATGACAATTCGTTGTACTTTTGGCTTGCCCTTGCTGAAGCTGTTTCGACCTTAACTGGTCGGGATGCTGATGAGGTTCTCAAATTGATTGTGAATGGGGACGATTTTGCGCTGTCTATTGATGACGACAATGTGGGTATTCGGCAAGTTCGCGATTACCTGGCTCAGTACCAGGTTTTGATCGCTTACGATAATGCCGAACCCTGTTGGGCGCAGGAGGTTGTCTTTCTTTCACATCATCTTCGTGAGCGTTTCGTTCGAGGTCATGGTGATCTCTTGGTTGCCGCTGGCAACTATTCAAAGCTCATGTCTAGTGTGAATTGGGTGAGGGTGAACAATTCTTTCTCTTTTGAGGAGTGTGTCCTGATGCACTTGCTTGGTCTCCGGATCGTGGTGTGGCCCTGGGAGTATGAGTTCCTTTTGTTGGAGGCTCGGATTGACTCGTACCTTGGTACGATTGTCCAGACGCCTCGCATTAGGGATATCCTAGGAGCTCGCATCTCGGTCGCGCAAATCACGGATCTACATTTTCGTTGGGAGTCCCGCGCGTTTTTCGACGTGGACTCGACTGGTGCCGGCTTACTTGAACGTTTCAACGGCATAAGTCTGTGTGTGACTAAGATCATACAAAACAACAACAAAAATGGAACCTGCGCGTACTATCAAGCAGGAACAAGCGCGTCGCGAGATAGCGCGTCGCAAGGCCCAGTCCGCGAAGGACAAGGCTCTTGCTCGTGCTAATCAAGGTGGACAGGGTATGCCAAAACCCCGGAAGTTGAAGATAACTTCGAAATCAGGCAAGGCGAATCTCGGTCCGCGCCCAGGCAAGCAGGTTTCTGCGGCTGCTGCCTATTCGACCGGGCAATCGAGTTCTGCGCCCATGATTCAGGCTTCTCGTGATTCCGCCCGCATCGTTCACCGTGAGCTTATTGCCTCGGTGGTTGGTTCGGGCGCTTTTACGGTTCAGAAGTCGTTCTCATTGAATCCTGGGCTTGCGGCAACTTTCCCTTGGCTTTCTACTCAAGCGCAGTCTTGGGAGGCATATCGCTTCAACAAGTTGAAGTTTTGTGCCTATACCCGGACTGGTTCCGCTACTCCTGGCTCCTTGATGCTCGTTCCTGACTACGACGCCGCTGACGCTGCTCTTGCGACAGAGACGATTGCTAGTTCATACGAGGACGTTGAGGAGGATGTTCCGTGGAAGGACATTGAGTGTACTCTTCGTCCAGGTTCAATGCATGCATTGGGCCCTCGCAAGTTC